GCTCCTGGTAATACCAGGATTTATATTAGAGGGCAGAGACGCAGGGCCCCCACACCGCTTTCCAAGCGGTGCAGCCTCGCCTCACTAGACACACTTAACAGTGCAATCCCCATGGCTCGTACCACCACACGCGGGTTTCCCCCAAGGCACATCAGCCGCGTCCCCACACAGTTAAGTGCAGTCGCCAGCTGGTACTCGCGTCCTACGCAATCCATGTTTAACTGAGGGTGACTAGGCCTCAGTAGGAGTACACCTGGACATGCATCCACACACCTTTTCTAGGTCAACACTGTAGAAGTGAATCCCTGGAGGACTGTGGTTGAAGTTAATTTGTACTGGCCAAGTGTGCCAGCAGCAGGTGCCGCAGCATTGGTCCCCTCAATGACGCACAACACAAGCCCTTGAATAGCCCGATCTGTCTCCTCTGCACTTGGAGTTCCGATTTGAACGTCGGTGTTGAACCATTTACGTCGAAAAGTTAGTGGTACACGGTAGGTGAACCGCTCCCACAAGTTAAACGACCTGCAGTTGGCGACAGTACGGCACATAGCGACCTTGGCAGTGGGGGTAGCAGCTTTGTAGGCCACAATGAGCTCAGGGTTATCAATGTATGCGATAGATACACGCGCACCAGAGTTAGGGTCGGCTGGCCCAATCTTGGGAAGCCACTCGACGGAAGCCATGGTGTACCTGTAGTTCTGGTAATGTTTGATAACGTCTGAGCCAGTACGGTTGATAGCCTCATTATTTGAGCTGTCGACGGCCTGCCAATCAACGCAAGTGTTGCCAACGCCAGTAGAGTGATCTTGAAACAGCACGCTGGTGACAGTATGTCCATCAAATTTAATTTTAGGCCGACCAGTCCCACCAGTTCTAGACAGTGGATTTGACCGCCTCTTGTTCGCCTTCGTTTTGTTCGCCATTTGAGTGAGTAATATTAGTCAATATTACCCTGAAGGATAGAGGAATACGGCATGCCAGTTATAATACCTTTAGTGGCACTAAACCGTATCTTCCTGAACATATCCTCCAGGGCAACTTGGGCATCCGGCGTAATGTTGAATGCCACCCACATTGAATGTCTCATCTCATCTGAAATCGGTACATCCTTGCCTCCCCCAACAATCGAGTATTTACGCCAGTTGTCCAGCTCTGCTATAGCACGTTTGTCGGTCAATTCACCTTGCGGGAAAGACTGATAAAACTGTTCAAGCACAGGTACACCGCCGTGAGATGTAGATCCGCATATGCCCGACGCTATGAGCCACTGTTCATACTGGTGCTCGTGGGTAAAAGGGTCGGTAGAGTGGAGGTCCTTAGACAAGACAACATGAGGGTTCCTGACACAGATGTTATACGACGGGCTGGTTAGGACATTCACTTGGCAGAATGAGACCTGGCGTAGATCATACACCGGGTCTTCCACTTTCATGTTGAAGCCCATTTTGAGGAACCAGTCAGGGAGAGTTTTAAGCTTTGAGAGATGCTTGCGCTCCAGAATTAAAACGCAATCATCGCCGTTGTTCGCCAGAGAATGTTTCACGCGAAGTTCCCGCATATAGGCATGAACCATGCAGCTCATGAGTATGCAGTTGCCGAGTGAAGTGTTCATATCCCCCGACATTCTCCGGCCAACGACCCTATAATCTATCCTCCCATCAGGTAGCCGTGCAATACCATGGTTGTCAACCTGCCACTCTAGCAGTGTTTTCAACCAGTTCCGCCCATAACAGAACGTCTCCAAGTAGATGGAATGCTCCCAACGCAAAGCTACATCGGAAACATGCTGATCAAACCGCGATGCATCAAGTCCAACAAACACTGGATTGGTGTACCTGCTGGCTTTCAGAATTAGATGATCGGCTGCGGCTCGAGCGTTAAGCCCCTTGAAGATAGTCCTGTCGCCTAACCCGTCTGTGTCATACATCAGATCGATA